TATATTTTGTATCTGTCATTCTAATTGCATCATTAATATAAATTGCCGCCGCATCGTTCTTTTTTTTCTTGGTAGAAGCCATAAGAGCAACGTCAACAGATAATATACGCTCACCATTTTTTGGAGCATGTGGTACAGGGTTTTCTCGTGAATAAAACTTTAATGGTAATAATCCTTTTTTATTTACTCTTAATCGTGATGCTTCATCAAAGCTAAAAACTCCACCTTCATTATCACCATACCAAAAACATTCATCTTCCATATGAAATGCAATTTCATCAAAATCATCTTCAGACATCCTGTCTTGGACTTCGTCTTTCATTAAAAGACCTTCAAGAATAGATATCTGATATGGAAGTCCGCATAAAAAATATTTCTGATTTGGATTTATAAAATTTTTAAAATATGCTAAAAACTTGTCATAACCCCAACTTGATTTTAACCATGCAGATGACATATAAATTTCTTTATTACGTTCTTGCATATGTTTATACTGAGGTTTGTTTAAATAAGCGGGATCTCTTGGTGCTTTAAGAAATTCTCTTATAACACTATCAATGATTCGTTTATCTGTTTTAACATACTCATCTACAATAATGATATTACAGTGAGCAGAACGGGCATTATCAGAACTGGTAGTTGTTTTTATCCAACTATCATTTTTCCAGTATATCGCCCCATCATTTTGGCTAATATTTATTCGGGCAATTTCATTTCTAAGAAAAGCACTTTGTGGACAAAACTCATCTTTTATTTTTAGCAATGATTCGTTTGCCTGTTTCAATATTGGAGCTGTAATAATTATTTTAGTGCCCGGATATAAAATACATCTGACGCAAGCAAATAATGCGACCAACATTGTTTTACCCTGACCACGAGCGGCACAATAAAGAAAGAAATTATTGTGCATCATTGCCCAAAGCATTAATTCTTGGAACCATCTCAATTTAATTTTTGTAAATTGAAAAGCATCTTTTACAAAACGTTGAGGATTAGCCCTATAATATCCTGCTCTCCAAGCCACGGTATTCATTATTTTTTTATGCTTTTCTTCTTTTACTTCTTCTATATTCCTTTTTTCTTCAACAAATTCAGACATTAACTATCATCCATTGAGAATTCTTCGTTCATTTTATTACCGAAGATTTCTTCAAAAATGGCTTCTGTATCATCGTCCGCATTTAATTCAGGACGCTTTACAGTAAACTTAGCAATAAAGTTTTCATAAATAGAAGAAAAAGCATTTTTTATATTAAGCATTTTAACAAGATGCCCTTTAAAGAACACATCTATCATTAATCCAATCCTATCTACATCAGCCCACTCATCTTCAGGTTCAGGTATTGGCTTTTCCATTTCCCAAGCTTTAATCAATTCACCAAAAGTTTTTTGATCAGTCATGGCATCCGTAGAATTTTGAGTTGGTTTTATTCCTAAACTTGTCATGATTTCCTGACAAGATTTAATAGCATCCTTAGGGTCACCATCTTCTTTAGCTAATTTTCTGGCTCTCATATCTTGAATACATAATTGCTCAAACAATACTTCTTGTGCTTTAGCCTCAGCGGGATATCTTGAAACCCAATCTTCGTAAGCACTCTCAAGTTGATACAACTCTTCAGAAGAATAAGCACCAAACCTTTTACGACCACGTTTAATTATCTCTTGGTCTTCATCAACGATTTCAATTTTATCTGGTCTCGACACAGAATATTTTTCACCATATTCTGAATTCTCCCAAGTTTTACCTTTATATGCAGGAAGACTGCAAATCTGAGACATATATCTCTGAAAAGGTAGCATCTTAGATTTACCAGAATCATTAGACTCTTCACTGTTGTATGAATTAACGCAACTAAGATATAAACTTTCGATAAAAGGTTTATCCATTTTTCGCAATACTCTTTGAACAGACATTTTAGTTTCTTTGGGTGGGTCTGTAGGCTTTTCTATATTTTCAGCATCCCTAAAAACACACTCTTTACAAACTGGATAAAATCCATGTATTGTATTTCCATCTGCATAAAAGTTTTCTTTTTTTGCGGTTTTCAATCGTCCACAAGAAGGACAGACCAAATCATCACATTTTGTAATTCTAAGATAACGATCTGCAAGTGAATTATACTCGTTTCGCAAATCGCCAATTCTCATTTTTTTTACATCGTCTGGCTTTTTAACCTCACGAATATAAGCCATGCAATCACCTTCCTTTTTATCTTTTTAATTCAATTAATAAGAAATAGCGTGGGGGAGGATTTGAACCTCCGACCTTCAGCTTATGAGGCTGACGAGCTGACCGAACTGCTCTACCCCGCAATATATATAAAAGCGGCTGATAAATATAATCAACCGCTTTATTTTAAAGAATAATTTTATAAGATTCATTATGTCCATATAAATCATCAAATCCAAAAATTTTAACCGCAGGTTTACTGCCTTTAAAAATAGTATCTGCATAAGGATCACAACCAACAAAACTAGGACACATTAAAACCTCTGTATCATGACATACGCCCTCATAGCCAGAAATTTCTTTACCTGTATGACAATGTCCCACAATAAGATAATCAACAATTTCGTTAGTTTTTACTGACAACTCTTTTAAAGCATTTTCAAAATTTTTAATCTGATGTCCATGCATAGCAATGATATTATAACCTTCTATATTTAATTTAGTAAACCATTCACCCACTTCAGGAGCACGAACATGAATTCGTGAATTGGCAGAACATAAATCTTTGACATAATGTGCAATAATATATTCTACATCTTCATCCATCAATTCATTAGGCTTAGTGCCAAGCAATCTTAATTGAGAGTGATTAGAAGAACCCACATGAACATAATCTATATTTACATATTGTGACAACTTAGTTAAAAACATTGCTATTGTTTTAGCAACGGTAACTACAGCGACTACCATAGATGAATCATTGATTTTTAAATCATTAGCATGAATTAATCCTTGTACTGTATCTCCTAATCCAAGAACAATAAGTTTTTTAACTCCATGTTTTTCTATAAAATTAATTACATCTACAGATAATAAATCAAAACGATCCTGCATTATCTCTAATGAATATTCATTAGTTAATGATTTAAACTTGGCACCTGCATGAATATCTGCAAGACATAATACGTATGTTTCTTTAATATCCTCTTTTATTTGAAGCGCATTAAATTCAGGCACAGGAATAGTCTGAGCAAGTGTGTGTACTTGCTCATAAAATAGCTCTCTACGTGCTTCTTCTCTGTCAATCCTATTACGTTCAACATTAAGAGTTTGAATTTTAATTCTTTCTTTTCTTAACGCCTCAAGCTGTTTTTGAATATCAGGATCATATTCTCTATCATCTTTTATTTTACTAAAAACATTATCATAATAACGTTTTGCCGTAGAAATCTGTCGCCTAAATGTATCACAATCTTTCCATTTTTTTTCATCATCACAAAGTTGAGAATTTACAATATCACCAACCTCTTTCCAAGAACTAATAAGACCATCACCAATATAATGTCCTATACGCCAAAGATATTGTTCCTCAGTTTCTTCTGGTAATTTATTTAATAAATTTTTATCCATAAACAATCCTCATTAAAAAATATCTGCAAGTTCGATATCTTGCCCAATAATTTTATCTACAACACCCAACTCTTTTCCTTTATCTGCAAAAAAGTAATATTCTTTGTCAAACGTCTTATCATAAAAATCGGAATCAATTTTTGTTTGAGTTAGAATAGACTCTTTAATTCTATCTTCCATAAGATCGTTAAAAGCCATAAAATCTTTGACTTTAGAATTAGAATCGGCAATTGAAATTGTACCGTCATGCTGTAAAAATACTGTATTTTCAAATGCTAACCTATCATGTCCATTAATATAAATATAATAAGCCGCTGAAGCCACAAGTCCCATACCAACTGTATGTATAGGTGTTTTGGACTGTTTAATAATATCAATTAAAAACAATGTGCTAAACAAATCCCCACCACAACTATGTATTAAAATAGTAATAGGTTGTCTTTTATCAGAAGGAATATTTTTGTCTTCATCATTCCATCGTAAAATACGGATAGCATAAGATTCGATTACACTATTATCAATATCTTTATTGACAATAAGAACCCTTTTATCCGTATAATATTTCATTAATTCATCGTATACTCCAGTCCCCATTTCTTCCATAAAAGAAAATGTATTACCTACTTCAGGTACCAATGTTAATTCTGCCATATACGTTTTCTCCTTTTAATTCCTTAATATTTAATCAAACAAATCAGCAAACATCTTAGAAGTTTCACTACGAACATCTTCAGTAAGATACACACATGCAAAAAGCGGATTACCCTTTAATTTTTCACACATGCGTAAAAGCGGATTATTTTCAGTGCTATCTAAAAGTGATTGTTTGTAGTCTCCTGAAAAATAAATCTTACTATTACTACCGACTCGTGTTCCTACTAATTTAATTTGCTTTTCTGTCAAATCTTCAGCTTCATCGCAAAGCATGATTGTTTCATTATAGGTAGTTCCTTTCATATAATAGAGAACCGTGGATTCAATTACTCCTTGTTGCACTAAACTTTTATATTCAAATTCGCCGCCATTTAATTGCTGAATAAATGGAAGCTGAAATAAACCTATCTTATCTGAAATATCACCGGGCAAAAAACCAATTTCACGTCCTTCTCCCCATGCTTCACGTACACATAATATTTTTGACTGTGTGCCCTTTTTTTTAATATGGTCAAGAGCCATAGTGGTAGCTAACATTGTTTTTCCTGAACCATATGTACCCAATAAAGCAACAGTAGTAATTTTATCATTATTTAATGCATCAAGAGCACATCTTTGCTCTGCATTTTTACCTTTTATACATTTACTATCAGGAAGAACGAGATTAACAAATTTTTTACCATCGAATCTCATTTCACTTTCCTGACCAGTTTCTATATTTTTAATAATGGCATATTCATTAATACACCAGTTTTCATATTTTTCAGGGGAAAGCATTGTATTAATATATTCAGTATCCCCTTCGATTCTTTTATAACCCTTGTAAAATTCCAAAAGAATCCTCCTTTTATATATAAGGAAGAGGTCGGCAATATACCGACCCCTTCTTAAAAAATTATTGTTGTTCCAGTTTATCAACACATTGTTGTAAAATCCTGCGCTCTCTTTCTGTAGAAACAGAATCCATCATATCCTCAAGTTTTCCAATCATACGTTCTTTTTCAGAATCACGACTTACGTAACGTCCAGTTCTTGCACTGCGACCTCTACGTTCAGAGTACTCATTTTCCTGAGACGCATCATAAGCACCTGCATAGGCACCATCATAAGCATGATTATAAGTATCCATACTATGATCCATAGGCATTCTATAAGAATTACCACGATGGCTCATATCATTATCATGATACATAAACCAAGGATAATGATTAGAATTGCCACCCATATTTCTACGACTCATTTCATATTCTTCAGCACCCTCTGATTGTTTCATTGCTTTTTCTGTTTCCATGTCTAACATAATAGCAGATGCTTTATACAGACTATCAAGTTCTTGAGGAGTAATGTCACCTTTTTTAAGAATCTTGCAAATCTGATCATCAAGAAGGTCTTTGAGTTGATCATAATGTTTAGAAAGTCCCATACTCTTATACCCCCTTTCAAGCTGTCCGACTAATACTCAAACTACCATCGACTACATTAATTAATGGAGTAGGAGTTGTAGTTGGATCATTAACAGCACCATTCACATATTCAACAGATACAGTAAAACAACATCCACGAGGTACATCTATAGTCGCACGACTGGTTACATTACCATATTCGTCAACGGCAGAAGGGGTAAAAATACTTCTACTGCCATCACGACTTTCCCCTGAGACCACGATAGCGGTCGCTATAGGAGTAATAGCCCCACCTGTAGGAATAGAAATATTCCCTGTAAATTCTACATTATAACGAGCAAAACAAGCTGTAGGATTATTTACGATACCACGCAGAACAAAAATCCCCGTTCCACTTTTGTGAAAAATGTAACCACGATTACAGGGGATAGAATCCACAAAAGGAATTGCAGTATTAAGCGCTACACTTTCAACTGCATCTCTGGTTAAATATTCTGCCATAATCACACCCCCATCAACCTATGCCACAACCACAGCCACAAGTGCCGTAATTTTGTCCACAACAATTAGGATTAGCAACTACGTATGCAGGAACAGGAGTAGGAGCGAGGTATCTTTCCAGAGCGGTTGTCTGAGCTTCATTATTAGCCAGAATAGCCGCAGTCTGAGCACCCTGAGATGCTGCAAGATTAGCCATTGTAAGCTGTCTTTCAAGATCGGCAATACGCTCATTTTTAGCATCAATCTTATCTTGGCACATAGTATCAAGAATACGCTGAATACCAGCATTCTGATTCTGAAGAATATCACGAATTCCATCATTCAGCGCTGTTCTATCTGCACAGTTTTCAGACTGAATAACATTCTGAAGATTAGCTGAAGCTAACCTATTCTCACAGCAGCAGTCTGCAAATTGAGATGCAAGCTGATTAATTCCTTGAGTCACAGCGGTTTGAGCCGCAAATGCTTGATTCATATTAGCCATTTGACGAGCAGTAGCAGCAGTTTCTGCATTTGCAAAACCTGCACTAACACCCGCAAAACCGTTACAAAGTTGAGTAGATAAGCCAGAAATACCAGACTGGATTCCAGAAACACCAGACATTACAGCAGATTGGTCAAAACCACGCTGTACT